AAGACAAAAATTGATACTACACCTGGTTTAAATTATGATGGTATTCAAGATGTTGAGTATTTAAGAGATAAATTATTTGCTGCTCTTAAAGTACCTAAAGCATTTATGGGGTATGATGAAAATGTTGAAGGTAAAGCTACATTAGCTGCTCAAGATATTAGATTTGCTCGTACAATTGATAGAGTTCAACGTATTTTACTATCAGAATTAAATAAAATTGCCCTAGTTCACTTATATACTCAAGGTTATGACAATGAGTCATTAACAAACTTTGAATTATCAATGACAACTCCATCAATTATCTACGATCAAGAAAGAATTGAGTTGTTAAAATCTAAATCTGAATTAGCAGGTTCATTATTAGAACAAGGATTAGTTCCTTCTGATTGGATTTATCATAATGTTTACCACTTCAGTGAAGACCAATATGATGAATATAGAGATTTAGTTAGAGAAGATTCTAAACGTAAATTTAGAAACGCTCAAATTGAAGCAGAAGGTAATGACCCTGTAGCAACAGGAAAATCATATGGTACTCCTCATGATTTAGCTTCATTATATGGGATGGGAAGAACACAATCAGATCCATCTAATGTGCCTACTGGTTATCAAGTAGATCAACCCCTAGGACGTCCTGAAGATTCAATAACTACTAGAGGTAAACAAGAAAATAATTTTGGTAAAGACCCATTAGGAGTTAAACGTATGAAAGATACGGATAAAAACGATGGTAATGGAAGACCTTCATTATCTGAATTTGAAAGTCCAAAAGTTACATTTTTAAAAAATAAACAATTATTTGAAGCTTTAGATAAAAAACATTTAGTATTTAGTCCCGAGCAAGATAGCAGTTCGCTTCTTGATGAATCTCAACTAAGAGACTAATATTTATAAATAAATATATTTTTAATGAAAATTAAACACTCAAAATTTAAGAACACCGGGATCTTATTTGAATTGCTAGTTAGACAAATAACAGCGGATACCTTAAAAGGAGGTGATTCACCTGCTATTGATCTATTGAAAACTTATTTTGTGAAGAGCGAGTTAGGTCGTGAGTATAAACTATATGAATCGATACTAAAGTCTAAAGTGCTAAATGAAAGTAGAGCAAATATGTTTGTTGATACTATTTTAGAAAGTTCTAAAAAGTTCAACCGATCTCTTCTTAGAAAACAAAAATATAATTTAATAAATGAAATTAAATCTCATTATGATTTAGATCAATTTTTTGGTTCTAAAATTACAAATTATAAGGAATTAGCTTCTTTATATACCTTAATTGAGGGTTATAATACTAAAGAAGTAACTGATTCTGGACAAATAGTTGACAACAAAATTACATTATTAGAACACTTAACTAGAAGTGAACTAACTACAAATGCCAAAGAAGATATACTTAAAGAATTTTCATCTTATGATAAAGATTTAAGAACATTAACATATAGAGTACTACTAGAAAAATTTAATGAAAAATATGATGGATTAAGTATAGAACAAAAACAAGTACTTAAAGAATTTATCAATTCAGTAGACTCAACACCACAACTTAGAGAATTTTACAATAATAAAATTAGTCATTTAAGATCTATCTTAAGTGAAGAAACTAAAAACATTAAAGATAAAGCTACACAAGTTAAAATTACAGAAATAACTAAAATGTTAACTGAATTAAGTAAAACTGATAGAGTAAGTGATGATAACTTAGTTGATTTGTTACAATATTATGAATTAGTAAAAGAAATCAAAGCAGCAAATGGCGTACAAGTATAAAATTAAAGAAGAAGAAGGTCATTCTAAATACTATCCTGGAGGTAAAACACCAGGATTAACTACTTCTGTAATGAATCAAATATTAAAAAAAATAGCAGATTCAGGAGATGAAGATAAAAAAGTAAAGAATGAACTTAAAGAAGAAACAAACCCAACAGACATTATTTCAGTTGATGTTCCTTTATTCATTCGTTTATTAGAATATGCTAGAGAAGATGCTAAAACTGATATGGATCTTCATGACGTAGCCGAAAATATAATTAAACTATCAGCAGAAGGCGAACCACTTACTATGGCTAATTACGATGCTATTGTAGGTACTCAAGAAGAAGTAAATGAAGAAGGAGAAGGTGGATCGATGTCAAATGCCGCTGGTGGATATTTAGGTAAATATGCTTTTAAATTACCTAAAAAACAACCTAAATTAGAAGAAGATGCATCCCAATCAGCTAAACCTAATGCTAAAAACCCAGGAGCAACTTTAGGTGCTGGTCCTGCAGCAGGTAAAAGTGGAGTATCTAATAATGCGTACGTAAAACAATTTAAATATAAAGTAGTTCCACAAACCTCAGAAGGCACTTATGTGCAAAAAGGTTCTGGGATGGAAGTTAAAAAACTATTTTAATATGTATAAGCACAAATTATCTGAACAAGACGAAAAGGCAGCTAAATTTCAAGAAGAACGTATTAATGCCTTTGATGCTTTAGAAAATAGATTCGATGACATAAGAAAATTACTACGTTTAGGTAAAATCGAAACTATAAAATACTACAGAGAAAACCCAGATAGTTATGGGGTAGTAAAAGGAACAGATTTAATTAATGATTATTTTAACGATATAGAAACACTATTACAACCAGAAAATTAATATGAAAACATTACAAGAACAATATAACCTTATTAAAGAAGGGAAAGGAAACAAAAACATATTTTTAACAGAAGCTAAAAATTTGTTTCCTGATATGTTAACTAATTCAGCTACATTTGATGAAGCATCTAAAATTTTAAAAAATAGAAGCGTAATAAGTGAAAACTATGTTGATAGCTATGTTATTAACCAAATTACATCTGAAGATTTAAACGGTCCTAAACAACCATGGGAACTTAAATATGCTTCTTACTTAGAAGAAGTTAAAAATTCTTCACTAGAACCAATTGTTAACAATGATTATAAAACAAATACTGCTAAAGAAGACGAAAGTATTAAAGCTGATTCTAAAAAAGTAGATAAATCTGTTGAAAACATTGATTCTCACAATTATGATTATTCACCAAAAGTTGATAACATTAACAATGTTAATGCTCAAGAAATGATGAATGGTGTTTATGTTGAGTTGAAATATAACCCAAAAATGGAGTTAGAAGAGGTACAAGAAAAAGTAATAAAAAACTTAGCTAAAGATCCTTTATACTATGTTAAAAATGGTATGTTTGGAGTTGAAGGTTTAGGATATCAAGAACAAAAAGTAGAAGAAGTAAGTGGTAAATATGCTGCTAGTGGATATAGTGATAAAGTAAAAGAAGGTAAAACTGAAATGGTTCCGGTTAAAGAATCATTACTTAAAAGTTTAATTAAAGAACATTTAGGTGGTATTTCAACAGGTGGTAATCCAAACAGCTTTGCTGCTCAATCAGGAAACGTTATTAGACAAATGATGGCTGAAGAAGGGTTAGGTGAAACTAATTCATTAAATAGCTTTATGAATTCACTTAAAGAAGAAAATGAAGAAAAAGAATTACCAATGGATGAAGCTAAAGGTAAAGATTTAGATAAAGATGGTGATGTGGATTCTGATGATTATAAAACAGCAAAAGACAAAGCTATTAAAGCATCTCAAGGTAAAGCTAAAAAAGTGAAAAAAACTGACTTAGCTAGTAAATTAAAAGAAGTAGAAAATCAAGGTGCTGTAGTTACTTTAGAAGCTAAAATTGAATTAGTACAAAACGAAATCGATACTGCAAACGAAAGATTAAATCAAATTGATGAAAATGCTGATTTAGCTGAATTGATGGATAAAATGAAACTTAAAGAGATGAGAAAATCTGTTTCTGTAATGGAAAAAGAAAAAGCAAATCTTGAAAAAATGTACGAAAGAATGTGTGGTAAAGCTTACCAAAGAGCAGAAATGGTAGATGAAATCTCTTTAGATGATGAATAAACAATTATTAATTGAAGTTAATACAATAAAAGTATCTCATTCGCAATTAACCGAAAGTGTTAATAAGACGAATGGGAATCTTTTAGTTGAAGGAATTTTAGCTACTGCCGAAGTAAAAAACGGTAATGGTCGTTATTATTCTAAAAACTTATGGGAACGCGAAATGAATAAGTACAATGAACTTGTTCAACAACGTCGCTCAATAGGTGAATTAGATCACCCAGAATCTTCTGTAGTTAACTTAAAAAATGTTTCACATATAATCAATGATTGGTGGTGGGATGGAGATAATGTGGTAGGTAAAATTGAAGTATTACCAACCCCATCAGGAAACATTTTAAAAGAACTAATTAAAAGTGGAGTAACCGTAGGTGTTTCTTCTCGTGGTATGGGTTCATTAGAACAAAGAGGTAATGTAATGGAAGTACAAGATGATTTCGAATTATTATGTTGGGATTTCGTTTCAACACCTTCAAATCCTGGTTCATATATGCACACTTTAAACGAAGGTAAACAAATACTTACTTACGATTATACAAAAGTTAATAATATAGTACATGAAATCCTTTGTTCTAAAGGATCTTGTCCTATATTTTAAGAATTTTTCTTCGGACGCTACCGAAGGCCGATTGCCCCTCCTTGAATAGTATTCCTGGATTTAAGCCCTCTTTTGAGGGCTTTTACTTTCCTTCTGTATTTTTGAGAAATATGTACATACGTATGAGTATAATGTGTTATTTCCTCTTATATAACACGAGAAACTTATAAATTCTATTGCGATTCTTAATAATCGTATTTCACAAACTAAATTTTGGGACAAAATGACAAACACAAATTTGTTAAAGGAAGCTATTGCTGATGCTAAAGCCGTAAAGGAAACTGCTATCGCAAACGCTAAACTTGCTCTTGAAGAAGCTTTTACACCACATTTGAAATCTATGCTTTCTGCTAAATTGCAAGAAATGGATGATGATATCGATAAAGGAGAAAAAGAAGAAATTCAAGAAATGCCAGATGTTAATTGGGAATTAGGAAATGGGAAATCATTGGACTTAGCTCCTCGTAAAGTAGGTCAATCTACAGTAAACGAAGAAGAAGACATGGATGAAGAACTTGATCTTAACGAACTATTAGCAGAATTGGAATTAGGCGAGGATGCTCGTACTGATGCCGAAGAAGAAGGATACCTTGATGGCGAAGAAGATGAAAAAGAAGACATGGAAGGAGAGATGGATGACGAAGAAATCGATCTTGAAGATATGTCTGAAGATGATCTTAAAGGATTCATTGAGAGTGTTATTAAAGACATGGTTGCTTCTGGTGAAATAGAACCAGGAGATGATTTCGAAGGAGAATCTGAAGAAGAAGGCGAAGAAGCTGAAAACGAAGAAGATGTTGAAATCGAAATAGCAGAAGGTGAAGAACAAGCTGAAAAAGAAACAGAAAAAATGAGATTTAAAGAAGAAGAAGAATTAGACGAGTATGGATCCTCTACAATGAGAGAACCATCAGACGCAGCCGCAGCAGGTTTAGAAAACATCATTTCAGGATTGAAAAAATTAATCGCGAAAGGTGGACCATTAGCAGCTAAAGCTAAAGCAGCTTTAGAAGACTGGGGATCAGCAGCAGGTGCAGCTATGAGAGCTGAAGGTGAATCTACTGAGTTAGACGAAGTTGAAGAACTTAAAAAAGAACTAAACGAAGTTAATCTTTTAAACGCTAAATTACTTTACACAAACAAAATTTTCAGAGCAAAAAACTTGACTGAAAGTAAAAAAGTTACAGTATTGAAAGCATTTGACAATGCTAAGGATGTTAAACAAGCAAAAACTATTTACGAAACATTAAACGCAGGTCTTATAGACAAAGTAGTTAATGAAACAGTAAAAAGAGGATCTGCTTCACAAGCTACAGGTTTAGAACCAAAAGCTACACAACAACCTATTATTGAATCAAATGATGTTTACAACCGTATGCGTCAGCTTGCGGGGTTACTATAAAAAAATTTTAAACAACTAAAAACAAAAAACAATGAGCTTAAACTCTTTATTAGAAAGCGCTAACCCATATCACTCAGTACAATCTGACGCTGCTAGGTTAGCTTCAAAATGGGAAAAAACAGGTTTGTTAGAAGGATTAACAGGTACCCACAAATCAAACATGGGTATGATTCTTGAAAATCAAGCCAAACAATTAGTAGTAGAAAACTCAAACACTGGTGGTGGTACTGGTGCTGGTACTTTCCAATCTCAAACAGCTGTTAACACAGGTGGTCAATGGGCAGGAGTTGCTTTACCATTGGTAAGAAAAGTATTTGGTCAAATCGCAGCGAAAGAATTCGTTTCTGTTCAACCAATGAACTTACCTTCTGGTCTAGTATTCTTCTTAGATTTCCAATATGGAACTAACAAAACTCCATTTACTGCAGGTCAATCATTATATGGTGATGGTACTGCTGCAACTGCTCCATTTGGTAACACAAATGAAGGTGGATTGTACGGTGAAGGTAGATTCTCTTACTCAATCAACAACACTCAATCTATCAACGTTTCTGCATCTGTAGTAGCAACTGCAACTGCTGAAAACTTTAGATATGATTCTAACTATTCAGCTTCTGCCGCTCAATATTGGCAAGTTGCTATACCAACTTCATCTTTAGCTTTTGTAGATAAAGAAGGTTGTGCTGCATTCCAATTATTCACAGGATCTAACGCTACAGCTTATGAATCAGCTTCAGTTGGTAACCAAATTTCTTCTTTCACAGTATACAATGGTGGATCAAGTATATTATTCTATGTTACTAAATCATTAGCTACAATTGCTGCTGGTAATGATAACACATTTACTGTAGTTTATCAATTACAACCAACTGATAGAGATAGAGGTGATTTTGAAGATGGTAACCCAAATCCAAATGGATTAGATAGCCCAAGTATCAGTATTCCTGAAATTAACGTTCAAATGAAATCTTCTGCGATCGTTGCTAAAACAAGAAAATTAAAAGCTGTTTGGACTCCTGAGTTCGCTCAAGATTTAAATGCTTACCATGCTCTTGATGCTGAAGCAGAATTAACATCTATGTTATCTGAATATATCTCTTTAGAGATTGACTTAGAAATCTTAGGTATGTTAACTGATGCTGCTGCTGCAGGAACTGAAACTTGGTCAGCTCAAAACAACATCTCTATTTCTGGAGCTGCTGGTGCTCAAACAAACTTAGGTTTCTACAACTCACAAGGTCAATGGTTCCAAACTTTAGGAACTAAAATCAACAAGTTGTCTAACATCATTCACCAGAAAACTCTTAGAGGTGGTGCTAACTTCATGGTATTGTCTCCATCAGTTGCTACAATCATCGAGTCAATCCCAGGATTTGCTGCTGATTCAGACGGAGATGTATCTAAAAACTCTTACGCTTTTGGTGTACAAAAAGTAGGAGCTTTAGGTGGAGGTAAAATTAAAGTTTACAAAAACCCTTACATGACTTCTAACCAAATCTTATTAGGTTTCAGAGGAACTCAATTCTTAGAAAGTGGTGCTGTATTCGCTCCTTACATTCCATTAATCATGACTCCATTAGTGTACGATCCAGATACTTTCACACCAAGAAAAGGTCTATTAACTCGTTACGCTAAGAAAATGGTTAGACCAGAATTCTACGGAACAATCAACATCAACGGATTAAACACTATATAATAATAGTCTAAATTCTTGATAATAACTAAACCCGGTCCTTTGGATCGGGTTTTTTTATTTTAAAATATGTATAACCGAATAAATTTAAACATTCTTATATGACAAGCGATCACCACACAGACGAAAAGTTCGTAGAAAAAAGAAAGCCTAAAAATCCAATTAAATTCAAAATCCAATTAAATGATGAACAAAAATTAGCAAAGGAAGAAATATTAAGAAACACAGTTACATTATTAGCAGGTCAAGCAGGTTCCGGAAAAACACTTTTAGCATGTCAAATAGGTCTTGAAAGGTTATTTAACCATGAAGCAGAAAAAATTATAATTACCCGCCCCACAGTATCAAAAGAAGAAATTGGATTTCTTCCTGGAGATTTAAGAGAAAAAATGGATCCTTGGGTTCAACCAATTTATCAAAACATGTTTAATTTATACGATAAGGTAAAAATTGAATCTCTTATTAAAGATGGTAAAATAGAAATTGTTCCCGTTTCATTTATGAGAGGTAGAACATTCTTAGATAGCGTAGTTATTGTAGATGAAGCACAAAATGTTACTCATGAACAAATGGAAATGATTGTAACAAGATTAGGATTACGTTCTAAAATGATTATTTGTGGTGATTCAAATCAAACCGATTTAAAACGAAAAGCCGATTCTGGTTTTAAATTCTTATATACTGCCGCTAAAAAAATAAAAAATTTAGTAGCAATTACTTTAAAAACAAATCATAGAAATCCAATAGTTGAAGATTTAGTATTGCTATATGAGAATTCTCCTGTTACTCAATAGGGTTTTTAATATTTATAACAAAAATATATTATGAATGTACCTATATATGATGGTAATCCTGTTTGGAACAATGATGCTGTGCCATTTGGTTTTTACAATTCCCAATCCGATTTTACATCAGATGCTGTAAAAGTAGCTAAATTTTGTGCTGCTAGGTTAGGTTATCCTCTAGTAAATATTGAATTACAATCAAGTTCATTTTTTACCGCTTTTGAGGAAGCTGTAACTATATATGGTAACGAATTATATGCCTATACTATACGAGATAATCAATTAACTCTTAATGGTATCACTACTGGTAGTAGTTTAAATCAAGCGCTAATTACACCGAGTTTTGAACCAATTGTTGTTTTAACAGAACAATATGGTGAAGAAGCAGGGTCAGGAGGAAATGTTCCTTACTACTCAGGCTCATTTGTATTAACATCAAGTGTACAAGATTATTCTTTTTCTACTTTTATGACCGCAAGTGGTCTTACAGGTTCTGCTTATAATTTAGGTCTTGAAGTAAAAAGAGTATTTTATGAAAATCCAATTCCCGCATCTGCTCAATATCTTGATCCTTATTCTGGATTTGGATTTGGAGGTGCTATTGCTGCTGGTATAGCAGGATTAGGAGGATTTGGTGGTGGAACTGGATATTTAATGATGCCTTTAAGTTATGATATACAAGTAATTCAAGCTATTGAAATGAACCAAACTGTTAGATGGAATAACTACAGTTTCGAAATTAAAAATGACAAATTAAGAATATTTCCTATCCCATGGTTTGGAGATGGTGCAAGTAATGATGAAACCCGAGTATGGTTTGAATATATTTTACGAAATGAAAGAGTAAACAGTTCAGTTCAACAAGCTCCTACCCAAGTAACAAACGTATCTAATACCCCATATAATAATCCTAATTATAATTTTATTAATTCAGTTGGTAGACAATGGATTTTTGAATATACATTAGCATTATCAAAAGAAATGTTAGGGTATGTAAGAGGTAAATATAGTAGTATTCCTATTCCCAACGCTGAAGTTAACTTAAATCAAGGTGATTTATTAGCAGCAGCTACAGCAGAAAAATCACAATTAATAGAAAGATTAAGAGCATATTTTGATGAAACTTCAAGACAATCTCTATTAAATAGAAGAGCAGCTGAAGCAGAATCTAAAATGATTGAACTACAACAAGTTCCCTATACAATTTATATAGCGTAATATGGCAATGTACACCGGAATGAGAGATGTTTCTCTCATGAGAAAATTTAACAGAGAATTGATGGGTAATATTATTACTCAACAATGTGCTATATATCAATTTAAATTAGAGGAAACTAAAGTAAACATATACGGTGAAGCTGCTGAAGAAAAATATTATAATGGTCCTTTCTTATTTAATGTTTTAATAAACAGAGAAAATCAAAACTATCCAACTCAAATGGAAAGTGTAGGATTTGAACAAGGAATTGAATTCTATTTCTTTAGAGATGATCTAGTAGATGCTAATATTGTTCCTCAAGTAGGAGATATTATCTTATATCAAGAAGCATATTATGGTGTTCAAAGCACAGTAGCAAATCAATATTGGGGTGGTAAAAATCCACAATATCCTAATAATGATTCTGATGGTCAACCAAACCCATTAAATCCAGGTTTAAATGAATTTGGTAATAACTTATCAATATTAGTAGGAACATATTACATACCAGCTGATAAAGTTGCTATATCACCTTATTACGAACGATTCTAATGGCAAATCCAAGAAAACCAATCCCAAAGTCTCAAAAGGCTATTAGTGCTGAAAAAACAATCCCATTTGAAGGTATTGAAAATAGAGGTAAATTAGGTAATCCTAATGCCTCTAATGAAAATGTTAACCCTAATTATCAAGAAACTGGCATATCGGTTAACAGATCAACTCAAATGAGTTTTAAAGAAGATGACACTAAACAATTTAATGTTGGACTTAAAGATATAGATGAAGCAGTTTTTTATTATTTTCAAAATGTAATTAGACCTTTTGTATATCAAAATGGCACACGAAGAGAAGTACCTATTATCTATGGTGCCCCCGAAAGATGGAAATCATTCCAACGTGATGGGTATTATAGAGATAAAAATGGTGCCATCATGTTACCTATTATTGTAATTAAAAGAGATACAATTACTAAAGATAGAAGTGTAGCAAATAAATTAGATGCTAATAGCCCTAATTTATATGGTACATTCTCTAAACAATTTAGCCCTAAAAACTTTTATAGTAATTTTGCTACTTTAAATAATAGAAAACCTGTAGAGGTATTTCATGTTGTAGCACAACCTTCTTATGTCACATTAGAATATAGCTGTCTTATCCAAACTTATTATATGGAACAGTTAAATAAAGTAATAGAAGCATGTGAGTACGCCTCGGATTCATATTGGGGTAATCCTGAAAGATTTCAATTTAGAGCTTTTATTGATAGTTTTGCTACTGCTACTGAATTAACAGTTAATGAAGATAGATTAGTAAAAGGTACTTTTAATATAAGATTAAGAGGATATATTATTCCTGATACAATTCAAAATGAATTAAATTCAATGAAAAAATATAATTCTAAAGCAAAAATTACAATTACATCAGAAGCTGTTAGTAATATTAATGAACCCTTTATTAATTACAATCCTCCTCAAGAAGGTAGAACTAGAATATAATTTTAAATAAACATATCCATATTTATAATAAACAAAAAACACTATATGTCAGTTACAAATTTAACACCAGAAGAATTAAAAGTCCTTCAAGAATACCAAAACGAAAATAATGAAATAGTTGCCGGATTAGGTACAATTGAATTAACAATCGATAATTTAAATTCTCAAAAAATAGAGTTATTAGAAAAGTTTAAAAAACTCCAAACACAACAAACCCAAACTGCTAAAGAATTACAAGCTAAATATGGGGATGGTAACATAAACCTGGAAACAGGAGAAATTAGTGCGTTGGAATAGATTTTTGAGATATTTTCTAATATTTATAACAAAATAATATTAAAAAATAATATAAACAACAATGGCAGAAACATTATTATCTCCAGGTGTATTAGCAAGAGAAAACGATTCATCATTTATTGGTGCTAGACCCGTAACCTATGGTGCGGCTATTATTGGACCTGCAGTAATGGGTCCTGTTAATATCCCAACAGCAGTATCTACATTTTCTCAATACGAAGCTATTTTTGGTGGCACAGTAGAAAGTGGATCCCAATTTTACACTTATTTAAATTCAATTGCAGCAAGAAATTATTTTGCTCAAGGGGGTGAATCTTTATTAATAACTAGAGTTGTTACAGGTTCATTCACAGAAGCAACTAGCTCAATCGGAAGTAAACGTACCTCAGGTGCTATACTAGGTGGATTGAATGCTCTTTCATCTTCAATTGTTTCCTCTCCAAACATTACAGGTAGTACAGGTGGTACTTCAACTAACTTAGTTACAACAACAAGTGGTGGTGGAACTGGAGCAATAGCAACCGTATCTGTAGCTCCACAAGCTAACACTGCTACCGTGTCAAATATTACAGCTGTAACATTTACTTCACCAGGTTCAGGATATGCAGTAGGTGATACTATTACAATAGCATCCGCTTCATTAGGTGCTACAGAAGCAGGAGGAACTAATTTAAATTTCCTAGTAGAAGCTAGTGATTTAGCTTACACTTCATCTTTCACATTAAAAACAATTTCTGAAGGTGTAATTATGAACAACTCTCAAATAGTTGATGGTGCAAATGGAACTTTAACAAGTGGTTCAAATTACAACATTAGATGGGAAGTAGCTTCAGTTAACACATCTTCAGGCCAATTTTCATTATTAATTAGAAGAGGTAACGATACAAATAATCAAAAAGCAGTATTAGAAACTTATAATAACTTATCATTAGATCCAACAGCTGCTAATTATATTGGTAACGCAATTGGTGATACTTACTTTACAGTAGAACAAGATGGTGTTGATACCTATGTTAAAACAAATGGTAACTATCCAAACAGAAGTGCTTACGTTTACGTAGAATCTGTTAATTTACCAACCCCATCATATTTTGATAATGATGGTGTAGCTAAACCACAATTCACAGCTTCATTACCTCAAGTATCATCAGGTTCATTTGGTGGTGCTACAGGAACAAATTATGTAAATAATGATGCTAAATTTAACGAAAATATAACATCAACAAATACACAAGGTATTTCAGCTGCAAGTTATACTCAAGCAATTAGCTTACTTTCAAACTCTGATGATTATCAATTCAACGTAATTGCCGCTCCAGGTTTAATTAGTACTTTACATGCTTCCGCAGTTAACTCAATAGTTAGCTTAGCACAAGGAAGAACCGATTGTATCGCTGTAATTGATTTGGTACCGTATAATTCAACGATAAATACAGTAACAAACGCGGTATCAGCATATGATAGTTCATACGCAGCTACTTACTGGCCTTGGTTGCAAACATTAGATGCAGCAACAGGACAAACAGTTTGGGCACCAGCTTCAACTTATATCCCAGGAGTATATGCATTTACAGATGCTTCATCAGACCCATGGTTCGCACCTGCAGGTTTAATTAGAGGAGCTCTAGGAAGTGTAATTAGAGCTGAAAGAAAATTAACAGCTGGAAATAGAGATACATTATACGAAGCAAATGTTAACCCAATTGCAACATTCCCAGGAACTGGTACTGTAGTATTTGGACAAAAAACATTACAGAAAAAAGCTTCTGCTTTAGATAGAGTAAATGTAAGAAGATTATTAATCGCTCTTAAAGGATATATCAGTCAAGTATCTGATAACTTGGTATTTGAACAAAATACAATTGCTACAAGAAATAATTTCTTAAGCCAAGTTAACCCATACTTAGAATCAGTACAACAAAGACAAGGTTTGTATGCTTTCAAAGTAGTAATGGATGATACAAACAATACACCTGATGTAATTGATAGAAATGAATTAGTAGGTCAGATTTATTTACAACCAACTAAAACAGCAGAATTTATAATCCTAGACTTTAATGTACTTCCAACAGGAGCTACATTCCCAGGATAAAAAATTAAAATAACTAATATTTATAATAAAATAAATAATATATAACAAAATGGCAGTATTAGACCCAAACGAAATATTTTTTACAGCATTCGAACCAAAACAAAAGAATAGATTTATTCTTTATGTAGATGGGATTCCTTCATACCAAATTAAAGGTATGGGAGCTGTAACATTAACACAAGGTACAGTAGCTTTAAATCACATTAATGTTCAACGATTTGTAAAGGGTAAATCAACTTGGGGGACTATTCAAATGACTTTATTTGATCCAATCACTCCTTCAGGAGCTCAAGCCGTAATGGAATGGGTACGTTTACACCACGAATCTGTAACAGGTAGAGATGGATATAGTGATTTCTACAAAAAAGACCTTACATTAGATGTATTAGGACCAGTAGGAGACATCGTATCTGAATGGATTATTAAAGGAGCAATTATCACAGAAGCCAATTTTGGTGATTATAACTGGGATACAGAAAACGCTGCTCAAGAACTTACAGTAACAGTTCAACCTGATTATTGTATCTTAAACTTCTAAGAAACTTATCCCCGCTTTTTTTCAAAAATTGCTTGGCTTCGGCCAAGCTTTTTTTTATGTTCATATGTATAATAAAACAACCGTTATTAATTAAATAAAGATTATGGCCGAATTTAAGTTCCCTACTGAAGAAGTAGAATTGCCTTCAAGAGGATTATTATATCCTAAAGAGTCTCCTTTATCAAAAGGTAAAGTAGAAATCAAATACATGACTGCTAAGGAAGAAGATATTTTAACTAACCAATCCTATATTCAAAATGGTACTGTGTTAGATAAATTATTACAATCTTTAATTGTAAATAAAGATATTAGTACTGATGATTTATTTGTAGGAGATAAAAATGCTTTATATATCGCTGCTCGTATTTTAGGATATGGTAAAGAATATAATGTTAGAATAGCAGGTAAAGATCAAACAATTGATTTAACTACTTTAGAACCTAAAGAAATTGACTTTTCTATATTAGAAAATGGAAAAAATGAATTTAGCTATGTATTAGAAAATACAGGTACAGTTTTAACTTTTAAATTACTTAATGGTAAAGATGAAAAAGCCATTGATAGAGAAGTAGCTGGATTAAAAAAATTAAATCCTTTAACTTCTAGTGAATTAACTACTCGTCTAAAACACATGATTACCTCAGTTGATGGTAATGAAGAAAAAAAAGATATTAGAGATTTTGTAGATAACTACTTTCTAGCAAAAGATGCTAGAGCTTTTAGAGAGTATGTTAGAAATATTCAACCTGATATCAACATGAATGTTATTTTGGATAGTGGTGAGGAGGCTACTTTGCCTATTGGGCTTAACTTTTTTTGGCCTGACGCCTAATTCCGCTCCCGAGTTCCGAAAATCTTTATTTTCACAAATCCATAGTATAGTATTCCATGGAAAAGGTGGATATGATTTTGGTACTATATACAATATGCCCATTTGGTTGCGTAAATTTACCTTATTTGAAATGAATAATTTCTATACCGACCAAAATGAACAAAGAGAAAAATCCAATAAAGGTAATAAAAATGCTACCAATATGGTTAATTCCGATGGTACAGTTAATACCCCTGCTTTTTTAGCTGCCTCTAAGCAATACAAAGGTAAAACAGATTATAAGTAATAATATTTATAATAAAATATTTACATGGCTTTAGATCCTCAAAAAGACTTAAAAACAATACAGCAACTTAATGCTGAAATTGATTCTCTTTATAAAAGATTAGGGAGGCAAGATACTCCTCCTATCTTTGATGCTGCTAAAATAGGATCTGCTCGAAGAGAGATTAAAAAATTAAATGAGGATTTAGATGATGTAAATAATTCACTTACCTTTATTTCTAAATCTTTTAGAGACAGTATAGCAGAACTATCTAAACAAAACACCGAATTAGGATTTGCTAAGAAATCTCTTAGAAGTATTGAATCCATTGCTCGTAATATAGCTTATGAAAATTCACAAGGATTATTAATAAGCGATAAAACCCTAAATTCTTTAGAAAAAAAAGCAAAAATAGAATACCAAAGTTTGCAAATTGCTATAGATAGCGGTAGAATAAAAGGAAAAGAATTAAAAGAATTTAAAGATAACCTTGCAACTCAAGAGGAATTTTTAAAAACAATGGAAAAAATCCGTAACCAAACTAAAATGGTTAAGGATGATTTAGGTACTAAAACATTTGCATTTTTTGATGATTTAACCTCTAAAATACCAGGCTTAGCGGCATTATCAGAACCGTTTAAAGCTGCAAGAGAAGAAGCAGAAAGAGCAGGTAAAGCTAATGTTAACTTATTTGGGCAAGCAAAACCACTACAGAAAAAACAACTTGAAGCTTTAGAAAAAGCTGCTAAAACCGGTAAAGGTCTTACACAAGATAAAGTTAAAGAATTAGGATTAGAAAAATTATTAACTTCTCAATCTGGAAAAACTTTATCAGGTAAAGTTGCATCACAAAAAGCAGGTAAATTATTAGGAAGTGCTGCCTCTGCAGCAGGTCAAAGTGCTGTATCTCCTCTAATGGCTGGTTTAAAATCTATAGGCCCCGCAATATCGGGTATGCTTAAAAAAGTATTAGGCCCTATTGGTTTACTTATGGAGTTATTTGAAGCAATTAAAGCATCAGATGCAGCTGTAGCTGATATGGCTAAGAATTTCGGTATGACTTATAATGAGGCCAGAGATTTAAAATCTGAAATGACCTCTGTTGCTACTTCTTCAGGTGATATTTTTGTTACTTCAAAAGGTGTTTTAGAAACTTTTACTGCTATTAATGGTGCTTTAGGTACTAATGCTATGTTAAGTGATGAAATGTCTATTTCTTTTACTAAATTAAGAGAAAAAGCTGGTTTTACTAATGAAGAATTACAAGGTATAGCTAGAATTCAATTAGGTACTAAAAATACTACTGAAGATATTACAGGTCAATTTTTAGCTCAAGCAAAAGTTTCATCACTTAAAAATGGTGTTATAATGAATGAGCAAAAAATGCTTAAAGAAATAGGAAAAGTTTCCGCTGCAACTACTTTATCATTAGGTAAAAACCCAGGATTAATAGGACAAGCAGTAGCTACAGCAAAATCTTTAGGTATGGAATTATCTCAAGTAGATGCTATAGCTGGAAGTTTACTTGATTTTGAATCATCTATTGAAAATGAATTATCAGCTGAATTATTATTAAATAAAGATCTTAATTTAGAAAAAGCTAGACAAGCAGCTTTAAATAATGATTTAGCTACAGTTGCTGAAGAAATAGCAAATCAAGTAGGTTCATCTGCTGAATTTGCTGAAATGAATAGAATCCAACAAGAAGCATTAGCTAAATCTGTTGGTATGTCTAGAGAAGATTTAGCCGAAACTTTAATACTTCAAGATCAATTAAAAGGATTAACTGCTGAACAAGCTGCTGAAGAGACTAAAAAATTTGAACAATTAAAAGGTCAAGTAGGAGAACAAGAAGCAATGAGAATTCTTCAAGAACAAGGAGTTGAAGGTTTAGATAAACAAGTTGGGATGGCTGATAAGCTAAATGCCCAAATGGAAAAATTAAAAGAAATTTTTGTTATCGTAGGTGAAGCTTTAATGCCTATTTTAGATATATTTGTTAGTATTTTTGATGTTATAGGTCCTATAATGAAATTATTAGACCCTATGATACAAACTGTATTAGTAGGTGTTGCTGCTATAACAGATTTAGTTAAAGGTATTATGTATGTACTTTCTCTAGGTAACATGGAATTTGGAGAAAGCGCTACCAAAAAACAAATTCAAAAAGCAGAAGCTTCATCCCAGAAAAACTACGGAGTTAGTGGAGATGCTTTTGGAGAAGATAAAAGTATTAGAAACCGTGCAGAAATGGCTTCAGGTGGTATAGTAACAGGACCAACTAATGCACTTGTAGGTGAAGCAGGACCAGAAGCAGTTATACCATTATCGAGTAATTCACCACAAATTAAAGTAGACAACTCAGAAACAAATGCATTATTAAAACAATTAATTAGAAAAACACCTGAAATGGCTCCTTTAGGGTTGTATGAGGTACAATAATTTAATATTTATAATAAAAACAATATATTATGGGCTTATTAAACAAATTAACAACAGGACAATCGCAATTAACTGCGTTAAATGGTACAACTCCGGTTACACCAAATTTCCAACAATCAACATTACATAAAGATTATTCTACTATTGGTGTTCCAACTTCTATTCAAGTTTTACCTCCAAACGGAATACTACCTTCTCCATCTCAATTAGATAGACAAGGAGAACCAGTAAAATATTTGAATAACCTACCTGGATAATTAAAATATGCCATTAGTAAGTATGACAACCAACCTTAAATCCTTAAGGTTTGGTAATGACAGAGTTGGAGGTGGAAACAGCAACCAGCCTTACATAGTAACTCCTATACCAGAAAAATTCTCAGATATTGGAAGAACTGGTGGGCCGGATTTTCTATTGCGAGGTGGTACTCTTTTACCAAGAGTAATTGTTCAAGATACTTCTAGGCTATTTAAAATGTTTTTCGATTTTAGATCACCTTCTGGTCCTCTATTTATTGCAAAACAAAATGTATTATCCTTAACTAATGTTAATTCCGGTACGGGTTATATATCATATGATGCATATAATGGTGCTAAAACTGGTAATTTACTACAACGTACTCTTTCTTCTATAGGTAATTTTATAAGTAGTATAATACCATTAAATCAAGGTATTTACACACCCCTATCTACTTTAGGTCAGGCAGCCGGTAATAGTCTTGGTATTCACTTAAATAAACAAGGAATTAATCCATTTAGAGGAACCACTAAAGGTTCAACTGATGGTAATACTCCATTAGGTTTACCCACTTATTTAAATATTATTGCAACACCTGAAAACCAGGGAAAAAAAAGTAGATTATTAGGGCTTACTGATAAAATAAATATTAAACAAACAGATACTGTATTATACAAATATAGTGGGGGTCCTGGAGCTTATTTAGGAGTAGGTAGAACTACTATAAATATGATTAATGATCAAAGAACAGGTATAAATAATATTTACAATACTCAACTACCTTATATTAGTACTTGGGGTAAAAATTTTACATTTGATACTAGACAAATAACTGTAGGCGGTGAAGATCCAACAGCATCTCCTCAAACAGTAACCAATACCAGAATTAAATATGTTGGTAGTTCTTATAGTGTGGGTCAAGGTAAATATTCAAACCCTACTGGAGAAGCATATATTCCCTCTCAAACTACTCCGGCAGCTGACTATAATTTACAATTAGCATATGGTGCTTCTATTAAATATTTTTCAACTCTACCACAAAACGCATATAATGATTCAAATTTTAATAATAATTGGTTAAATGTATCTGGTGTTGTAGCTCCATTATCTCCTAGTGTTTATAAACCTGGAGCAGGTTTAAAAACTAATGTTGATGGAGGTAAATTAAATAGTGGTGCTGGAAATTTTGTTCCACCTCAAGTTTTTACTCAAACTCAAATTAATAATTTTGATCCTGCTAGTAAAACTGATTTATCTTGGAAACCAAGTTTTACTAAAGAAATTGCTGAATTTGGATCACCATACATACCTAATACATTAGATTATGTAACCCAAAATATTGAAGATAGAGTTAAATTAGGAAACCCAGGCAAAAGAGGAAATTTAACTAGTTATGTTGTAGGTAAAATATCATCAAATTTAAGTGTGAGTCAAGGTGAAGATGCTATTAGAGCTAATAGTGGATATAAAAATGCAGCCGATTGGGTTACTGCCTTTCCTTTATATCAAACACTAGGTTTACCCCCAGCAGAAACTAATGATTTAGTTAAATTTAGAATTGGAGTTATAGATAATAAAAATCCAAAAAAGAAAACATATATTCATTTTAGAGCTTTTATAGATAGTTTTTCAGATCAATATTCATCTGATTGGAACTCTCAAAAATTTATGGGTAGAGGTGAAAGTTTTTATAAATATAATGGGTTTGATAGAACAATTTCATTATCTTGGACTGTAGCCGCTCAATCGAAACAGGAATTAATACCAATGCATCAAAAATTAAATTATCTAGCATCAGTATGTGCTCCTGATTACTCAGATGCGGGATACATGAGAGGTAATTTAATATCATTAACCGTAGGTGGTTATTGTTATGAACAAGTAGGTATTATGAAAGGTATTACATTAGATGTACCTGGAGAATCACCATGGGAAATTGGAATATCTGATGGATTTATTACAGGATCAAATAACGCCAACCTTTCATCAGATCCTAGTGTTAAAGAATTACCAATGATAATTAAAGTATCCGGATTTACATTTGTACCTATTCATAAATTTGTTCCAAGAATACAACAAAATGCTTTTTACAATGGAGGTGATTCAGATGCTACTAATTTTATAACAAGTTATGGTAAAGAACATTATATAGGTTTAGCAGCTGCCGGGGTTAATAATTATGATGGAGGAACAGTAAAAGGTGCAACTAATGGAAATTTAAATTATATACCACCACCACCAATTAGATTTGCTGCTCCTATTTTAGGTTTAAATGCCCCACAATTTCCACCATCAATAACAGGATAAAAAAATGGGAAGATATAGTCCAATAAAACAAGTTAATAGAACAAGACAAAACGTTACATCTGGAGTGAGAATGTATATGGGTAACAAATACCCACAAGTTCCTCTAACTCAAGAAGATACTTATGTATGTGCCTCAGAAGGAGATAGATTTGATACTATAGCTCAACAATACTATGGTGATTCTTCAATGTGGTGGATTATATCAATAGCAAATGAATCATTAAAACAAAATTCATATTATTTACCATTAGGAATCCAAATTAGAATCCCAGCTAATGTAGCTTCTATAATAGCGGATTACAATAAATTAAATAATAGAAGTAATAGGTTATGAGCGTAATAGGAGAAAAATTTAAAAAATATGTTCAATCCCAAATTGCCGTAAGACAAAGAACACATGGTAAGGGGTATGCACCTAATTCATTTAGAACTAATGCAGAAATTGAAGTATTAAATAACCAAAATGCCTGGTTAAAACTTTCATCTTCAGTTAGAATAGTAGGAAATGAAGCAGCTAGTGGAAGTAGTTCTACAGATTCTGTTCCTATAAGTGCAGGGATTCAAAGATTAATAGATATAGGATTAACTAATACCTCTAATTTTACTGGAAACAAATTAGCTAGACAAGCAGTATTATTTAATACTTTATCAGAAGTAGTCCCTACAACTTATAGCAAGGGTAAAGTTGCAAATGCGGGTACTCATAATTTTAGATCAGGAGTAGCCACTTCAGGTAATGTGTGGAATATGAATTCTTATGGTTTAGGAGGTAATAGTTTTGGTTTATCTCCTGCTCCAGGTTTAATATCAGCTAAAATTGATTGTAAAAATCGAGGTTCTATTCGTAGTGCTACAGTTGAAATAAAATGTTATAATAAATTTCAATTTGAATTACTAGAATTATTATACATTAGATTAGGATACTCTATGTTGTTAGAGTGGGGTTGGGATAAATATATAAATGGCGGTAATCAATTATCACAAGTTGGAAATACTTTATGTGAAGATGTATGGTTTCAAGATTTACCTACTAATACTTTTAGAAATGTTATTGATACTATAGAAAAATATAGACAAAAATATGAAGGTAACTATGATGGGTTTTTAGGTAAAGTAACTAACTTTAACTGGAAATTTGGTGCTGATGGTACCTTTGATATAACTCTTAATTTAATAACTATTGGAGACGTTATTGAATCTTTAAAGGTAAATTTACCTCAAAAAATGAAAAGTGTTGCTGATATTCAACAAATTTCTCTAACTTCTCCATATACTACTAATTTATTAGATACTTCAATTGTTCAAAATGCTGGTTCTTCAACCTTAGCATATAGATTATATTCTGATATAGTAGAAACTGATCAAGAAAAATGGACAGGAGGAGGTGGTTATTTAGGTTTATTTACTTTATTAAAACAAACAGAAGAATCATTAGTAAATAATATACAATCAGGTGAAGGAAAAGAAGGTAAAGGAGTAAATATAGATAAATATAATTATTTTTTAACCTTTGGTCAATTATTAAATTATATTACTGAATATGTTATTCCTTCTGTTCAAGGTAATAAAATGATTAAAATAGATACTAATTCAACTGAAAATATATGTTCTATATTTCCAATGCAAGTATCTTTAGATCCCAGAGTATGTTTTATTAAACCTTTTTATCTACCAGAATTATCAGCAAACCAAACAAGTGAAGCTGCTGGAAAAACAACTTATATTAAAAATTGGTATGGTTGGAATTTATCTGCTGTAGATTTTGGTATAACTGATACCAAAGGAGTAATGTATGGTCAGATTATGAACGTATATTTAAATTATAATTTTGTTTCTGATTGTTTAAAAGATACTACTTCTAATGATGAAGTATTTTTATTTAAATTTTTATCTAAAATTTGTAGTGGTATTAATAGTTCATTAGGAGGTTTAACTCAATTAGAACCTATATTAGAAGATGATAATATCTTAAAAATTATAGATCAAAATCCTATACCTGGTATAGCAAATTCTGCTACATTTGGAAGCAGATTTAAGGGGCAAATCACTCCATTTGAAATTTTTGGTTACAACACAGCCAACATAGCAAATAGTGGATCAGTTACATCTAATTTTGTACGTGATTTTGGTTTTGTAACTAAAATAGATCCAAGTTTAGCTTCAATGATAACCATTGGTGCTACAAAAGAAGGAACTAAATCCAAAAATTATGATGGTACCGCTTTTTCTAAATGGAATGAAGGTTTAGAAGATGCTTATGCTATGAAGTATGACGATCCTAATTCATATGTTGAGACAAATATAGAAGATAGTAAAGGTTTATATGCCCCTCTTACTAATGAAAATATTAATGCGATGGAGACATATTTTAATAGTCTCCCTGAAGATGATGGCTATTCTTTCTGGTTTGATCCTGATGGATACCAAGAATGGTCCGATGCCGGAGGAAAAAGACTTTACTCAACTCGTGATATAGTTAAATGTCCTGTTACAGGAGAAAGTTTTGGCACATCTACTTGGAAAGAATATTTTGCCGATGTTATGGAATTTTTTCTATCTCAACAAAAAGAAGAACCTAAAAAAGAAGAAATTGCTACTAATTACATTCAATGGTTAGCAGTTGCTTTTCAGGGAGTAATAAACGGTACAGCTTATACTGATCCTAATTATTTTCAATTAAGTGAAGATTTTATTAATTTAGGAAAACAATTATGGAAATCTTATAAAACTGCTTATGATAATTTAGAATACGAAACAAACCAAAATCCCTCAAATGTTATAGGTTTTATTCCTATAGATGCTAATATTAAAATTGATGGTTTATCTGGAATTAGAATTTATCAAGAATTAACAGTACAACAAGGTGTATTACCTCCTGCTTATCCAAAAGCAGTAAAATTTTTAATAACTAAAGTAAATCATGAAATTTCTGATAATGATTGGTCAACCTCTTTAGGTACAGTTTCAACCCCAGTTACTAAAGAAAGTAAAATACCATTAAACAATATAGTTTCTGATATAATTATAAACAACCCAGATTTAGGTGATACTGGTGAAACTAAAGTAACTGTTATAACCTCAGAAGAAAAGAAAAATAATATTAGAATAATAGCAAAATATCTTAAATCTATAGGAGTTACTAGAGAAGGAGCTATTGGATTTATAGGTAATGTTTTAGGTGAATCTGGTGCTAATCCTCAAGCATATGAAAGAAGTAGTGCAATAGGTGGAAAAGGTGGAGTTGGAATAGTACAATGGACGGCTGCCAGAAGAAGAGCATTAGAAACATTTTCGGGTAAGGATAAAAGTAAAGTAGAAGATATTAATAATCAATTAACATTCCTAGGAAAAGAATTATCAGCTAGTTATAGTGGTGTATTAAAAAATTTAAAATCAAGTAAAAGTATAGCAGATAGCACAGCTTATGTTTTAGAAAAATTTGAAGTACCCGCAACATATCTAAACCGAGGAACCAACCCAAAGGCTTATGCAGCTACTAAACAAAAACGAATAAATTATGCATTATCCGCTGAAGCAGTTGTTAATGAAGTATATAATAAATAAAATATCATGTATTACCCTCTATCACAAATAAATCCTAATCTTTATACTAATGGAGATGAATTTGTGTATCTTGATCCAAGTAAAAATAATCAACCCTATACAGGAAATTATTTTGCAACTTCTAATGGTAAATTTTTTACAGGTAAAACCCCACAAGATGTTCCTACTAATGAATTAGTACGTATTGTAGAAACATCAACTAATGAATCTATAGTAGATATTATTGGGGATTATCCCTTTGGTATTAATCCATCAACAATTGGGTATTCACCTTCAAAATTACTCTCTCAGGTATCTAAGGCTC